CCCATGCGGTCCCCATGGCAATGTCCGCGCCGGGGGCATTGGCATAGCTGGCAAGCAATTGATTCACGATGTTCTGAGTTTTCGTACTAACCAATTTCTTGCCGTTCGCATTGGTACGGTTCAAGTCTGCGATGTTGAATTCCAGCACATCCGCAAAGTAGCGCGCGACATCTTCGTTAGACATGCGAGTGTTAGCCATGGCATCGAAAGTCGCTCGTTCCGCGTCCACAAGCTTTTTCACATCGACAATCAGGTTAGCGATGGAATCGCGCTCCAATTGCGTGCTAGCGCGAATAGTGCGGATTTTGTCTTTCGCTTCAGCATCCGCAATGTTCGCGGCATGCGTGTTAGCGCACACGACGCGATAGCCCGACTTAGTGACTCGCGTGCCGTGACCATTGTAACCCGTGCTAGCGGTAACGTATTGCTTGATCCGATCACCCTTGCCGACGACGATATCAAACTCGGAGGGAAGCAAGGCACAGACAACGATATCAGCGCCACCCCGGAGCACGGCCCCATGCGAGATTGTCAGATTATTCTGTGCCAGTTCGTCGCGGAAAGCTTCGAAGATATCGACAGGCTGACGATTAGTGACATGATAGCGATTGTCGGACACGACACTCAGCATGCGATCCGTATCGGTGCGGACTAGCACATCCTTGCCCGGAGCGGCCTTATAAGTGCCGTCAGCACTCTTAAAGTAGCATTCACGCTTTTCGACGGTGAAGTTAGCGCCGCACAATTCGGCAATAGCGCGGGGATCATTTGCCATTTCTGCCGGAATTTCTTGACCTAAGCCGGTCCATCCAGCGCCCTCCAAGGCACTGAATACCGCAGCGGCTTGACCATTGGCTTGATTAGCAATCTCATGTGACATGTTTGAATCTCCTTGTTTGAAATGACTGACGATTAGGATTATGCACACATCGTGCCAACTAAAACAAGGGCTATTAGACCGCTGATTGAAAGATTTAACGAACCGACTTGTTAAAAAGTGACTTTGATTGTCACTCCATTGACAATTTACGTCACTTTGGGTCACATCGCAGGGTAGAATGGTCTTATTAGAAGCCTAATTGACTTGGCATGGTGTTTGCATGATTCTGCCCATATCTAGATCTAACCCAAGGAGCACATATGTCAACTTTCTTAATGCTTGTCGCAATCATTGCCTGTTACGTTGCTGTCACGGATCGCGGCTCTTATCGTCGCTAAAGGAGAAACTATTATGTCAATTCAAGTCTGGCATGCCAATAACCCTTCTTTCATGGTTTCTAAAGACTTTCGCGCCTCAGTCGCCACGATTATGCGCGACTACAAGCTTGTGGCTACCGTTGAGGTTGATTCGCTCAGCAAGGCATACGAATTCACGAATACGATTGATTGCCCATGGTGGGAAAACAAAGGAGTCAACTTCTTTGGTTCGCGTGACTATGGCATGGAAGGCTCGCGCTCTACCAGCGTTGGCGATATCCTCATTATCGAGTCTAACAACCATTACCGGTCTTATGTTGTGGCTAGTGTCGGATTTATCGAGTTTGACCGCTAAGAAACCCTCTCCTAGCTACTCAGAAAAGCCCTGCTAGTCAGGGCTTTTTTATGTTCAATTTCATTCTAATAGGAGCGTTTTATAGCGGCTTTAGGTCCTATTAGTACCCTTTATCCCCTTTCCTATTAGATCGGCTCTCAAGTCGGCTAATGCGGTCCTATTGCTATTAACCCCTTGATAGAGCATGTCCTATTATCAGATCGAATAACGATATGAATTCTATTCATGCTATTAAGCCCTATTATTAATTAATTTCATACTGAGGCAGTGTCCACCGAGCGCACTAATAGGACCGTTTACTGTGCGCTGGTTCACATTATTAAAATGTCAAGCTCTATTTACCATAATATACAGCTAATAGGACCATTCTAATAGGATTGTGATGTGCATCACGCTATTGACACACAGCTATGTTATGTCCTATTAAACATTGACAGTCGCGTGTCAAGTGTGAGAAACACAATATGTTAACTATTACAAGTTTTTATTAGCCCACCTAATAGGAACTTGTCCGGACGGACATAGGACTATTCTGTGCTGTACGTCACAGTGTGTGAATGTCAAGCGTCCTATTACATAATGTATTGTATTCGGGTGCTATTAGTGCCTACTGTGTCACAGTTTTAATACTTGACTCTTATGTGTGCGTGTGTATTTGCGTGTTATGTCTAGTCCTATTATGTCAAAAATACAGTGTTTCTGGGTCCCATCCGGGAGGTTCCTGCTCCTCTCTGGTTCGTGGTACCTTCGTTAGTTGGTCTCTTTAATTTTAAAAATTTTAATAGGATTCGTCTAATAGGATTTCAATGTCAATCGTGGAACCATTGATTTCAAAAATAAAAATTTTATATTTGGACTCTTAAAAGGTTCGCTAGTAGAATATTCTTAAGAAACACAAAATAGGATTGTAATATGAAAATTAAAGAACTGATTGCTGCGCTCAAGGACATGGATCAGAATGCTGAAGTCATCCTTCAGAAGGACTCTGAGGGCAATGGCTACTCACACTTGTACGGAATAACGGATGAAGCCGTTTACGTCCCTGAGACCACCTACAGCGGTCTGGTGTACTACACTGACTGGTCTGCTGAAGATGCCGACATGTCTGAAGCCGAATGGAAGAAACTCTTAAAGAAAAAGCGTTGTGTTGTTTTGATCCCTACGAACTGAAATGAATACCGTCCTTAAACTAATCCTCTATCCGGTAATAGGATCGTGTCTACAGGTTTCGCTCAGCCCGTTCTCAAAAAATTAAAAATAAAATTTTGAGTATTAAAAGGTTCGCTATTAAGATTGTTACTCCTAATAGGATCATAATCGAGGAATTAAAATGACACTTCAAGAAGCCATCGTGGTCGCACTTGCCGGTCACATCCAGCACGAAGATGTGTTGACCGAAGCCTGGAAGATTCTCGAAGCCGAGTATGAAGCCATTCGCCATCGTCGCAACCAAGAAGCCTATCAAGCCTATCTTGAGGAAGAGAAGCGAATGGAGATTGCCGCCAAGTGGCTTGAAGAGTTGCGTGCTCCAAAGCAGCTTGATCTGTTCATGGACCGTAATAAGAAGTTGGAGGATTTGTCTAATGACTAACTCTAGTTTGAGTTCGATTTCTAATTTGAGTCTGATGGAACAGGCTCAGGCATGTCGAACTCGCATTAAACTGGCCGGTGAAGAACTTGAACGTATTCAAAATCAATGTTCTCACCCAAAGGAAGTCTTAAAGAAGACTGATTATTGTGTTGATGCTTATGCCGAGAGACCAAGATATTATTCTCAGTTCTCCTGTGGAATCTGCGGTTATTTCTGGATGGAGGATAAAGAAAATGAAAATGTTTGACTTTTAATAGGATTACTATTAAAGTCTTCTGTATCTTTTGTTATTGGGGAGAGATTCTATTGAAAATTAATATTAAGCTTGTTAGCAAAGACGGTCTCGGTTTTCAGACGGTGGAACCAGAGGCAGTTCTTCTTGAAGAAGATAGGTCACTGACCTTGATCATCAAGACTGAGAAGTCTTTTGAGATGAATCCGGACTACACTGAAATGTTGGCCATGAACATGGCAACACGCATCGTAGACAATGTGATTCCTTTGTTTGCCGCAAACCTTGCCGGATTGGGAATGAGTGAACAGATGACCCAGTTGTGTGTCAATGCCTATCTGGATGCCATCAATGAAGATTCCGAAATCATGCTTGCCCAAAGCAAACAGCGAGAGAAGCATTAACTTTCTGATCCTATAGGAGTTTTGTTATGAGTATGTCCATGAGTGAGTTCTTTGCGCAGTGGGAGAAAATCGAACCTGCCTGTCGAGCACTTCTTCCGGGAGCAGCCAAGAAGATTCTTTCCAGAAGAGAATGGGATCGTGTGGATCTTGACGATTTCCATGTCTTTAACATTAATGAAGACGGTGTTGAGTTTTGCGCCAACTATAACGATGCCTGTCATTGTCATCCGGAGATGCAATCTGCCTTTGTCACCATCTCCTGGAATGAAATCGAGCAGAAGATTGCCGAGATTGAGATCGACAAGAAAATTCTAGATGTCGATGGAACGTTAGACATCTAAATGATCGTTGCCGGATTTGCGCTGCGCATCTTGCTTGACATCTTGATTCTTTAAGATTAAAGTGCTCTTAATTGTAGAAAGGAGTCAAAATGAGCGACCAATATGACGGCCCCGAGCTAACCCGGCAAATCTATCTTCGGGATCGCAAGATTGCCGAATTGAAGGAAGAACTTGTCACAGCGCGTGCGCGAGCTTGTGGGTGGAGAGATCGATCCGCGAAAATGGAGGCAGTCCTGCGACGAGCAATTGCCAACGAACTTGAGTTGGACGAGCGCGGTGGATCAACTTGGCGCATTTTGAATGATGCCTTGGACCACGGCAGTGTCGGACAAGTGGGCTGCGAGCGCGAGGATGGGACCTTGAACGTGCATAGTGCCAACGAGAATTGCGAAGTTTGTTCATCTTTGGAAACGGATTGTGAGGGGCACTCTGCGCAAATACTAGTCGCGCCCAATGTACGCAGCCTTGTCGGCTCTGCCGCCCCCGATGCCGACTCTCAATTGAAAACCGGAGCGAAACATGAGTGACTTAGACGCATTCTTGTTTGGTGTCGCGATTCTGATCGTGGGTTGGTTTGTGCTGCGTATACTGTTAGAAATAGATTTTAAGTGACGGAGGTAAATCGTGAACGGATTTGAGCCGATGGGCTGGCGTTGTCCGAATTGTGGAAGCGCACATGCGCCGAATGTGGTCACTTGTCCTGTACAAGTGCAGACCACCACCACGACAGTATCCAATACCTGTGAGTTGCCATGGAAATGTCAAAGCTGTGGCAAACTGAATAGTTCAACTCTTCAAGAGTGTCATCATTGTGATTACTTAATTTAAGGATTAAATGATGATCCATGATCCCCGTTATGAACCGGTCGAACAGTCTCTTCCTGAGGTTCTACCTCCTATCAGCATGAAAGATGCTCTGGGCGTTTATAAGCGCCTGGTGAAGACTTTCGGTAAGACGAAGGATATCCCGGTGGGTGTTTTGGAAGAGCGTGGTGGGCGTCCTATTGGCACCAACAGGCAAAAAGCCAGACGTTGCTGGGCATCGACCAAACCGACCAAGAGTCACTACAAGGGTTGGGGCCGTCTGATCCATGATGCCTCTCATTATGTCTTTGAGAAACGTCATCCTCGTGCAAGGCCCCATGATGGTGGCCATGCCACTCTGGAACGTGAGATGGTCGAATGGGTGATGAAGAAAGGTCTGATTGAAAAGACCCTCAAGAAAAGTGTCAAGAAGCCTAATACCGTGGACTCGAAGATGCTGGCCATTGATGCGTCCATTGAACGATGGGAAAGAAAGGCCAAGCGGGCCGAGAATGCCCTGAAGAAATTGCATCGCAGAAAGAAAGCCTTGACATCTCGACTCGATTCTTTTAGAGTCACTTCAATCTGATCCTATTAGGAGGAACCATGAAAGATCACGGCACTGAAACCTATAAACTTTTCCCAGTCTTTCATCCGACAACTGGTGAGAGGATCTTTTTGGAGTACGGTCTGTTAGGCTTTCTTAAGGCCGATACTGAGGACAGAATCAAATTGTGGGATTCCATGTATGACTCTTTTAGCTTCACTGAGAAGCAAGCTGCCATGGCAGGTTCCATGTTTGGTTGGGACGTTCGTCTTGCCAAGCCAGCAGTTGACCGTGTCATGGCCTTTAATTAAAAAACTATTAGGAGTTTTCATGGAAATCAATGAACAGGTCGCACTTAAGGTTCTTCAGACCATTGACCAAGGACTTGTCAGGGGTCTAGGTGATCCGGTTCCTGGAAAAATGTGCGTTGAAGCAGCGGTATGTTTCGCCCTAGATCTGCCCCATTCTGATGATCCCGGATGTGTCAGCGATACACTACGTCTTTTAAAGATCATATTGAATGATTGTGAATGGTCATCTTCTCAGTCAAGAGCAGCTGGCCTTCGTCGCCTCGGAATTGCCCAACTTGGCACTAAGGATCAGCTAGATGAGATTGAATTTGTCAAGCGTCTCATTATAATGGTAGTTAACACCACATTGGCAGAAGTTCTTGAGAGAGCAGGACTTTTAAATCATGCAAAAACCTGTCGCAATGTGACTGATATAGAATCTGCTAAGGATGCTGCTGCGGATGCTTTTCTTGTTAGTGCTTGGAGTGCTAGTTGGTATGCTGCTGGTGATGTTGTTTGTGCTGCTAATTGTATTGCTAGTAGTGCTCCTGTTCCTATTTACACCTATGCTGCTGAATATCTTGTTCGTGCTGTTGGTTGGATTGCTAGTGACCTTGGCAATGCAAACTGTGACAATGTGCTTTCAGACTTTGCTGAGCGTGTAGTTCAGATTCTGATTGATATGAAGGCAGCTGGTACTCAGTGGCTCTACCTAACAGAAACATGAGTAATTATTATGACCTTTGAAGAATTTCTTGCATCGATTGGTTTTGGTTCGGGTGCTCGCGTCGATGCCAATTGGAAACAGGTATGGGATGCGGGTTATGAATCCGGTCGTGCCGATGGCTATGAGTCTGGTTATGACGCTGGACATTATGATGCTAGTAACCATGAACACGAGAAATAGATTATGAACGCAATAACTGACACATCACTTTTCATAATTGCTATGCTTGCTTTTATAACAATTGTGGGATGCATTTCTTACTTCATCTTTGATGAAGATGATTTGATTATTCCTCTTAAGAAAGTTATTAAGTTCTTTTTCTACACACTAGTCGGAATAGGTGCCATACCAGCGTTTATTATTGGTTTTGCTTTAATGATTATTTTTGGCCCATTTTATATGTTGGGCAAACTTCTCGTGACAGGAAAGGAATAAAATGAAATTTAGCTACGATGATTTTCTGGTTAATATACTTAAAACCTGTCTAGTCGGGTTTCTTGTATTAATGTTTGTTGTGTTGATCCACGTTGTTGCTATTCACTGGTAAGGAGAAATTAAATGATCTGGTTTTTACTTCTCGGTTGGACAGCAGTAAGCGTTTTATATTTGTACACTTTCGGTTTTACACCGAAGACATTCTTACAAATGATTATCCTTCTTCCAGTATTCCTAATAGGAGTGATCACCGTATTGTTCCTTGATTTCTTTCGACTATGAAATGGTTTTTCATTTTCTTTGTGCTGGTTCTTTTGGTTCCATTGATCCTATCAGATAGAAGCGGTCCAAGACGATGATCATCACAATTGCGGCTCTTGCAACTGATACGGCTTTCAGTCTTTGGCTTTTCATAAAGTTTTTTGACTGGTGGTTCGATATGCTTTATTCACCCGATGAGGAAAATTTATGAGTACGATTGATCAACGCAGAGCAGCTGCATTCTTAAGACTTGCCGAAGATAAGGCACTTTTAGAAGTTCGTGTTGCCGCGCTCGAAGCGCATCTACGCAAGGCAGATGAAGTTGAAGCCACCATTAGTGCCGAAGAGTGGTTCATGGAACGAGATAAACTGTTGGGTTTGTAATGGAATACATCACCAGTATTTCAGGAGATATTTCACCTGATGGTACGGTATCTCTCTCTGAAAATAAAGTCGGGCATGTTTGTCCAAAGTGTAAATTTCAACACCATTGGTCTTCTTACGTTTTTGCTCATTGGGATCTTGAATTAGAGCATCATTGTCATTGTGCGACGATTGTTAGTTTGAAAAAAGGTATAGTTAAAATTAAAGATGTGCGATTGGAGAAGATGAGTGATTTATATTGAAAGACTTGATTGGATGGTGGCTACTGCCAAGCTAAAGGCATCTGAAGGCAGTGCATCGCTATGGGATAAGGATGTGGCCAAGGCGCTCGCAGAGCTTCTAGAAAAGCGTCAGGAGGAAGAGAATGATAATCGGGAAGGATAAGATAATAGTCCAAAATCTAAAATTAGAGATTGCGACTCTTCGTAGTCAAGTTGATTCCTTGGCTCTAAGTTATCTTCAATTGAACAACAAATATCTTGAAATTTTAAATGAAAATAGGGTTCTTCAGGCGAAAGTTGATTCCATTAACGAACCAAGTTCTGAATTGGCAGACGTTTTGAGCGGTTTATTGAAAATGTCAGATGATGTTTGTTCTTAACAAGAAGGATAACCATGTCCTCTAATGTATATAAGGGCTATAAAGATTTGAAGCCGATTCGAAATAGAAGATTTGATGAACAAGGTGGACTTTGTTACTACTGTAAACGACCCATGATTCGTGGTCCATTAGATGTTATAGGTAAGAAGCAGCCAAATTTGCTGTGTACGTTAGAACATCTGATTGATCGTCTAAATCCTTCTCGATGGGATGAAAATCATGGCAATGAGAAGAGATACGTCGCTGCATGTGCCCAATGTAATCACGAAAGATCTGCTTGGAATACAAAACATGCTCCTAAAGATTTGATTATGATGCTCAGTCACAAACCTCACAACATGAGTGCCAAGGATTTGATTCTTGGATACTATGCAACACATGAATATGTGGAACCGCCACCGTTTGAACCTAGTTGGAAAGTCAAAGACGATGTTGAAGAATTCGATGAAGTGGTGGGCACCGATATTCCTAAAAAGGTTTTATATTTTGTAAGACATTCGCTTGGTATTAGAATAATTTTAGTTAATGAAAAAGATTTACCAATAGATTCAATTTTTATGTACACCAAAACTCATCCGAATGGTGCCACATATGATCACTATTGCAATCCCGCTTATTTTCCTTTCATTAACGGAAAGGATGAATATTATGAAATAGTGGAAGCTATTTCAATTTTCAAATCTGAATTTGAGCAAATTGACTTGCTTTTTAAAAATTAGGATGCTTTAATAGTACCTTCACTACACTTAATGGAGATTGAGATGACTCAGACAGAACAAGTTTATAATCACCTTCGCAACCATGGCTACATGACTCAAGTCATTGCCAGTAACTACGGTATTCGTCGTTGTGCGGCTCGTATCAATGATTTGAAGAACCGTGGCATTCAGATCAATTCTGAAACCAAGTTCGATGACGCTGGTGTTCGTTACGCCTATTACACACTGGCTAAGAAAAAGTAAAATGGGTTTCTTTACACATTGGGGAAGGCCATCTAAGAAAAATGAGCCTGATCATCCAAAATACCGGATTGTGAAAGAAGAGTGGCCTAACGGTAAAGTCAGGTTTTGGATCGAAGAATGGGCAAACCATTATGCTGCCGAAAACGGCTTTTGGCTCCCGATTATATTTAAAGAAGATAAAAGTAGTTACTTCTATACATTGGAAGAAGCTAAAAAGAAATTAGATTCTTTGTTTTTACCGCTAGAAGAACCAATTGTGACAGTCGTGGAGGAACGATGAAATTCAATTGTGGTCCTACCTCTTTTGAGAAAAGTCAAGCAAGAGAAGCACGTCTTTCTGATTGGCATTTATATTATTGCTTTTTGCCAAAACGAATGACAAACACTCACGAATGCCGTTGGCTTGAATGGGTGTTACGCAAGGGGCGTCGTCCTAGACATCATTGGTATTGGGATTACAAACCGCTATGATCACAGCATATTTTCAGTTTCTGTTCGATGGTCGTCTTGACGGAAAGCCAATGTCAAAAACATTTAAAACCGAACAAGAAAAGGTAGCCTGGTTTCGCCAAGCACAAAAAGACTTGAAATCCGATCTTCGTTTTCGAAGAGACATTCAAGAAATCGGTGGAGAAACCGTATCATGCGGTCATTGCCACGGAACAGGAAAGGTATTAAGAACATGAAAGAGTGGTGTATCAATAGTCCCTTTCTGACTTTCTGGATTATCATCGTTGTTGCCGTATGCTTAGATAACATAATCAGCAATCTTCTTCGGGTCTTTGTGGTTAAGAAGAAATAGTTGACATCTAAATTCTGAACTATTAAGATTACCCTAATCGGGAAACATAGGAGATTGTATGTACATTGAAGCACTATTCGGCTTAGTTATACTCGGAACCGTTCTATTTGCACTTCAGGCAAAGGTTACGAAAAACATTTGGGATCTTCCCATGGTTTTAGCAGCTTTATTTTGTTTTGGTGCAGCTGGCTACGGTTTTTTCAAACTAGCTTTTCAAATTTAAGGAGATTATATTATGTCTAAAATGAAAGAATGGGATGAATGCACACCCAAAGAAAAAATTGAACGTTGGGTCAATGCCGAACGTGTGTTGACCAGTCTTCCGAAACACGAACGCGCCAAACACTGGAATATGCGTCATTGGGGTGTTGAGACCGAATGCGGTACTGTGTGCTGTGCTGCCGGTCATTGTGGTCTTGATCCCTGGTTTAACAAACGAGGTTTCATTTTGAAGCCAGTCAAACTCGAAAAGTTGATCGAGACATACGCACCCAGTCTTTTGGAAAAGGATAATGTACCCAAAACACTTAAAGAATTGGATGAGGTAATTGGCCCAGTGGAAGCCGGTCGTGGTGGCTTCATGAACGATGTTCAAACTTATGATTTTTTTGGCTACGGTGCTGATAAGATTTTTGGCAATTCGGACAATCGTTCTGTAAATCAAGTCATCAAAGAAGTCCGTCGTCATATTAAGAATATGAAGCAAGAAATCGAACGTTCCGAAAAGCTTATGAAGCAAGAAATCGAACAACTTCGAACTCTTTATAAAGAAAGGAAAAGGGATTTTCTTAAAGATCTCGATAAGGATCTTGAAGAGGAAATCAATGCGATCCGTGAAAGTTACAGAATCGGTTGAAACTTAAACCATGAAAGCTATTTTTATTGACACCCATGCCGAGGAAATCCGCGAGGTTGACATCGTTGGCGACCTTGACTCTTTCTACGATCTTATCGGCTGTGATTTGATCGAGAGCGTTTACACACCTGTCCTTGTTGGTGACGATGTCATGTACGTCGATGAAGAAGGGCTGTTCAAGTCAAACATACCGATGTTCGAGTTTGATGGTGCATTACAACCTCTTGCCGGAAGAGCCGTCATCATTGGCATCGATGAAAACGGTGAAAGCGCAGACGCTCAAACACCTTTGAGCATTGTACAGGCTAGCACCCTCTTTGTGTGAAAAGATTTTTAAATCTTTTTGTGTGGGTTACCGTACAGACATGAGACTTGTGGTATGATCGTTGGCGTAGGAAATCACCTACGCCGATTTACCAAGGAGTTAACATATATGGGTTCTGCGAGCAACGCCAAGCTAAAGCCTGAAACTGTGACGCATTACACAGTGTTCCATCGATACACCCACGAGGCAGTAGGCGACGATTTCACGCTCGATGGTGCCAGGTACTGGGCCGCTAGGCTCAACGAAGAAGACGATGCCGATTTCTGGTCATACTTCGAAACAGAGAAGTTTCAGATGCTTGACAGCCTGTTGAGTCTCGTTCAGGATCACGAAAACAGGGGGTGATCTGTGATGGAAGATCAGGGTAAGCCACACGGAAAATGCAACAGAAGGGCGTGTAATAATCGCCCTGCTGTTTGCTACTCAGATGTCGAAAATGCCTATTACTGTGTAAAATGTGCTGCTGAAATCAATCTATGGCTTCCTGCCAACGTCAGACCAATCAACATCCCGAAAGGAGAACATCGTGACTGATAGGGTGCATTCGTTGACCATTGTCCTAAAGCATGACATTCGTGTGGACGAATTGGAGGACATTGAAACGGCTTTGAAGATGATTCGAGGCGTTCTGTCGGTTGGTCGCAATATTTCGGATCACACAGAGTATGTGGCACAGGAGCGTGCCACCTGGGAACTTCGCAACAAGATTCGCGATGTTCTTTGGCCACAAAAGTAGTTGCTAATCATTAAAAGCAACGTATAATAGAATCATTCTAATAGGAGACCACGAATGAATGCCGTCCTTGACCTAAGAAACAGTGATCAGTTTGATTATTATCATCATCCGTTGCCGGTCAATCAAGATTGCCATAATTTTATTAAAACTTTAGTGAATGCAAACGGTTGTTCTCAACAAATTGCCTCTGGTTCTTATGGTTCTGTTTACCAAATCGGTGACAGTGATAAAGTGTTAAAAATTTGTCAGTCTCCAAGTTTAGACCGAGACGGTTATCATACGTTTCTAGAAATGGTGGTGACGATGAAAAATAACCGATTTTTTCCTAAAGTTGAAAATTTTATCAGGTATAAAACAAACCAACATGTCATTGTTTATGGTGTCGTTATGGAAAGGCTCGTCGAAATGAGAGATGCGTCCATTCAACAATTAACAGCCATAGCACATGATTCATTTATTAATTTCAAGATGCCTGAACCTTGGGGGTGTACAGTCACGGGTACAGAATCGTTGACATCTTGGGAAATTATTAGTCAGATAGTTACCTATCTTCGAGACGCAATTCGTACTGACAAAATAGACACTGTGATTAACAACTTGGAATTACGTGAGGCTTGTAAAAGTATTTCGCGTCTTTTGCAAAAGAACAGGGGTTTCTGCAATGATTTAAGCAGTTCTAATATTATGTTGCGTCCTGTTGATGATGAATTTGAACTTGTAATAACCGATCCAATCGCATAAAGGAAAAATAATGGCTTACTTTCTTAAATCAGGAACAACTTTTAAGGTCTCTTCTAAAGAGCAGATGGATCTTTATGAAAATCTTCCTGCTGGAAATTACACAATCAAGGTAGCCCCTGGTGTTGGTTTCTATCTAGATCAAATAGAAGATTTTGTGATGCCACCAAAAATTTACGGTGATGTGTCGAAGAACACCAATCGTATCATAAGCACTTTTAAAGACCGTAAAGGTAGCACTGGTATTTTGCTATGTGGTGAGAAAGGTTCAGGAAAAAGTCTTTTGGCAAAAAATATTGCCATTGAGGGTGCAAAAATAGGCATCCCAACTCTTACCATTAATTCCGCTTTTTGCGGAGATGCATTCAACAGTTTTATGCAATTGATCGATCAACCTTGCATAATTTTGCTTGATGAATACGACAAGGTCTACAATGCTGAGGAACAACAACAGTTGTTGACTCTTCTCGACGGTGTGTTTCCTTCTAAAAAGTTGTTTGTGCTTACGGTTAACAACAAGTGGTCTATTGATCAGCACATGAAGAACAGACCGGGACGCATTTACTACATCATCGATTATGATGGTATAGATGAGCAGTTTATTCGTGAGTTCTGCCAAGATAATTTGAAAAACCAGTCTGAAATTGATAGAGTCGTTCAAGTGGCTCACACGTTTGATAAATTCAATTTCGACATGTTGAAGGCAGTTGTGGAGGAAATGAATCGATACGGTGAATCTGTTGTTGATGTAATTAGATTGCTAAACGTCAAAGCGGAGTTTGCTTCACATGTCAATTATGAAATTACTATTAGTGTAAACGGTATACGTATTGATTTAGACTCATATAACAATTCTGTTTTAACTAACCCTCTTTCTAAACATTTTGTTGTAGACTTTCCAATAGGAAAAGATCAAGATGGAGATGTTATTGAGCAGGTTATCGAGGTCACACCAAACGATTTGAAATCAATCGAACAAGGTGGCCAACGATATATCTTCGAGAAAAGCGGAGCGGTAATAACGCTCACTAAAGCAAAGCCTGTAACATACAATTATTTGGATCGCATGTAATGGCTCATTACGAGGAAGCATCGAAACGTCTGATAACCTGGATCAATTCTGATCTGGGTCGTCAGGCCGATTTCAAAAAACTCTATCCTGGTACGGTGCAAGAATATTTGAATCACTTTGCTTATAAACATAATGCAATTCCGGACTTGATAAGAGCGATTTTAGTGATCGAAAATGAAAGAGTTGTTGACAAGATCATGAAGCTGTAGTATTAATAGGATTCCTTTAATACTACTGGAGGTAACATGAAAAATTTATTCGTTATGATCGGTTGTTTAGTTCTCGCGGCCTGTGGTGGGTCAGTTCAGGTTGTTAAGAACCCGCCTCCCGTTGTTCAGACTTATACCGGCCCTGCTGGTTACTACACCTACGAAAATCCTTCTACGGGGGAAAGCGGTAAGCTGCTTTTGGCACCGAACGGATTTTTCTATTCTGAGACTTCTGTCCCACAATGTATTATGTTACAAACCGGCTCTATTACGGTAGCCAGTGATAACTTTACGATTAGTGGTGCCGAAGTCAGTGTCGAAGATCAACTTGCAAACAACTTTGCTTGTACGGGAAACACGAATCTGACTATTGGTGGTGATGTTATCGTCGGACAAGAATTGGATTTCAATACGTCTGACGGTGGTGATATCGAATGGGTTTACGATCCTTCGACATCACAGGAGACTGCTAGCCTTACGAAGATTGCTGGCCAGTACCAGACCGAAGACGGTACGGTATTGAACATCAACGTTGATGGGACTATTGATGCTCAAGACAGTACTACAAGCTGCGTCATCAGTGGAACAGTCGTGGTTCCTAATTCTGCCGTCAACGTCTATGCAGTCACGTTCACATTCAATAATTGCACTGGTAGCAGCGCCATTCTTAACGGTAAGACCGCGAATGGTTATTATGCCTACGATTACGACAATAACTTATTGTTTGGTGGCGCATCGTTGATCTATCAGGGTGCCACTTACATCGTAGAAGGTGAGGTTCAGAAACTATGAAAGCCTATGTCACAAAATATGCATTAACCACTGGCATCCTAGTAGTTGATGGTGAAGTGTCCACAACTAGCTCTGACATGTTGATCTACAAGTATGGGTCAGATTATCCGCAATACGCGCACAAGCAAGGTAAAGATTGGCACACGACTGTGGAAAGTGCTGTCGCACAATCCATGAAATTGCGTGAAAAGAAACTTAGATCTTTACGCAAATCCTTGGCAGATATTGAAGCGATCACTGAACAGGATTTTGTGGATCAATGTTCTAGCTAAATTTGGAGAGAATTAATGAAACATGTTACGGGTTTTTTGATATGGCTACTCGATATTCTTTTCGGTGTAGCAGTGATTTTTGGCATTGTCTTGATTGTTCAAGTGATATTCTTTCCTCAGGAAAATCTATTGCTTGATTTCGGTAAATGGTTAAGTTCTCGTCAATTTTAAAAGGAGATTTTATGAGTTTTGCTAGTCGATATATCAATGAAGTGAAAACTAAGGACTATCGTGGTAATGAGTCTTCGAATCAGACCTTGAATGTTTTTCGTTTGGTTCGTGATGTTGCAATTGTGCTTGGATTGGTTGTGCTGGTTCTATTTTTGAATCCAGTTACGTCAGTGGACACAGGTACTCGCGGCGTCGTGACAAATGGTGGCGCAATTACCAAGATCGAGCCGGAAGGTCGTCATTTGGTTTGGTTCTGGGAACACCTACAGATTTTCAGCATTCGTGCTGAGACTGCAAAAGTAGACAATGCCATTGGTGGGACTTCTGACCAGCAGCCAGTTTCCACTTCACTTGTCGTTCGTTACAGCATTCAACCGGATAAGGTTGCTGAAGTTTATGAGAAGTACAGTCATGATGGTGATTTGTCTAGTTACGTAGATTCTGCTGTGCATGAGACATTTAAGGCTGTGACCGCAAAATTTACCGCTCCGGATTTGCTCAATAAGCGACAGGAGGTTTCAAACGAAGTGCGTACTCAGTTAGCTGCTAAATTGGCAGTCTATGGTGCTCAGGTCATTAGCGTCGATATGACAAAATTTGAGTATGATCCTACCTATCAGAAGACTATTAACGATAAGGTCCAGCAGGATCAATTGTTGCAGACGGCAGAAAAGCAGCAATTGACTGTCAAGGCTCAACAGCAACAGAAGGTTGAAATTGCTCAAGCCGAAGCTGATGCACAAAAGGCAAAGGCTGATGGTCAAGCATATGCCACCCTCAAAGAAGCAACGGCTCAGGCTCAGGCTTTGCAGATCCAAAACGATGCGTTGGCCAAGTCAGCACAAGTTCTCGATTTGCGTCGTATCGAAGTCGAGATGGAGAAGGCGCGTCGTTGGGACGGAAAATTGCCGGAAAACATCTATGCTGGTGCGGCTATTCCTTTTTTGAATATTCCTGCCAAGTAGGTTGAATCGGTGACCTTGGAAACAGGGTCACCCTTTGAGCCTAAATACCATTTGATTCTGGTTAGAAATTGTTGCATAATTTGATTGTCATCTACCAAACGGGAGAAACAATTATGTTAATGGGACCAGAACCTTCAGTTTTAGACACCGCAGCGTGGGTAATAACCGTCACTGGACTTATTATTGCTGCAATTTTTCGGTTCATTAAACCGAAGAAAAACGCTGAATCTGATGCAACGATACATAATCCGGTATGCATTCATGGTCGCGGCAACAAAGAATATTGCTTGAGGTGCGACATGAACGAATGGTAATCTTTAGGAGAATAATAAATGACAGGTTCAGTATTAACGCTCACTCTCAGTGCGGCAGATCTTGCTGCTTTAAATTCTGGTAATGTAATTATATTGCAAGGTCCACAACCGGCGTCAAACACACCAGTTGCAAATACGACACCTGTAGGAAATACAACTCCTGTAGCTAACACTACCCCAGTTGCAAATACGACACCTACACCTAACACAACTCCAGTGGCTAATGCCCTATCTATCACCAGTTTTGCTCCAACAACTGGTGGTATTGGAACCCAATTTACGATTAATGGAACGGGTTTCACTCAAGCCAATGCGGTTAAGATTGGCGGGCTACAATTTGCACCCACTAAGATCGTATCTGATTCTCAGATTGTGGCTACAGTGCCATCTGGTGCGGTTACAGGCGGCATTGCTGTAGGATCTCCTATTACCTGGGCATTCGACAACAGTCAATTTACAGTTACCGGCACACCAGCACCTACTCCAGTTCCAACTCCTAACACTGCACCAACTCCGGTAGCAAATACTTCTAATTCAACACTTGTAGCAAGTACTTCAATTCCTGTACGTACTATTACACCTTTGACTCCACCAACAACCGGTATGAAATTTATTAAGGTGAGTGGTAATACATTCGTTGATCAAAACGGAACAGAAATTGTTCCTAATGGTGTTAACGTATCAGGTCTCGAAAATACTGCAATTCAAGATTGGGATGGTTCTAATTATTGGGGTGATTCTGGATTCCCAGGATTACCACCGGTTGCTTTGTTACAAGAATGGGGCGTCAACATCGTTCGTATTCCATACAACACTGCAAGCTGGTTAGGTTTGGTTTGTGTCGATGGTGAAGGCGTAAAGCTTATGCCAGCTGATCCTGCTGGAATCTATCCAACAGTTCTAGACCAAGCAGTTTTGGCCTACACTGCGGCAGGTTTCTACATTATCATCGAGCAACATTGGTCTGCTCCTTTCCTTAAGACTATTCCTAATTACCCTAATGGTGCATATTTAGCACCACAAGGTCAAGGTTCATTTTCTGATGCATCAACCAGCCCTGTAGCGTTTGCCGAAATTGCAACTCGTTACAGTAAGTTCACTAATGTGATTTTGGGCTGTTTCAATGAGCCTTTCTTGGATAGTTTCGGTCCTGTTGTTCCATCTGATGTCGGTGTTGTTCAAAAGCTTGGTGGAACCTGTGGTAGGTTCTCTAACAATTCAGATGCCGGTGCCGATTTCACTATCACTGAAACTTGGGAAGTTTGTGGTTTTCAAACCATGATTACTGCTGCTCGTAATGCAGGATTTACCGGTCCAATTTCTGTTTCTGATCGTTCATATGCTCAAGATCACTCAGCATGGTTAACTAATGTTCCAACAGATCCTCTTAAGAACATTTTTGCTGATTGGCATGCATACCCAACTTTTGGTACCACATGGGGAACACCTGCTTACACACTTGCTAACTACGGTGCCAACAATTCTGTTAGCCCAACTACTGGTATTAAGGGAACTTGTTACGAATGGGTACTTGGCATTAAAGCAGCTGGTTATCCAGTAATGATTACTGAATATGGTGATCATAATGCTGCCAATACTGTCGGAGCACCTTTCGCTTCAGCAATCACAACTTTTGCAAAAGCAAATAAAATCGGTACAATAGCTTGGGCATTCTGTGTGACTGGTGAACCAGACAACAATTTGCTTAAGGATATCAATGCGACACCTTGTGATGGATACGGTGTGTTTGTAAAGCAGTTCTTGACAACGGGAAATACTGCAAACCCTACCCATAATTAATGTGGCCCGAAAGGGGCCTTTGTGAGGACTTTATATTATGATTATTGAACATTTGACCTCTCTATTGGAAAAAGACAAGGTTCTTGTCTGGGATCTAGATAGTGCGGTCGAAATGTGTCGTTTGATCGAACCTATAGCACCCAAGTACGGCTGTCACGTTGCTTTAACCGGTGGGTGCCTTTACAAAGATGGTCGTCGTAAAGACGCTGACATTCTGTTTTACCGCATTCGTCAAATAAGTGTAGTTGATGAAGTTGGTTTATTGGAAAACCTTAAAGAGCTTGGTTTCGAAATAATCAAACGAAGCGGTTGGGTCGTTAAGGCCAAATATGAAGGCAAGCCATTAGACCTTTTCTTTCCAGAAGAACAGAAAATCGATGTCAGTGGTAATTGTATTGATGATCAATACCCAGCTGGCGACAGATGCCCTGCTTGTAATGAAGAACGTTATCTCCACATCGATCCGGCCTATCCGGACGTTGAAATCTGGGTTCATAATAGGGGTCAATTTAAAACCTGTCCTGAACTCCATAAAACATGGACAGAGTCAAGTGTTCCCGCAAGACACATGTGCTCCATGTGTAATCAAAAGTTAGATTTTGATATTGAAGAAAGTAAATGGTATCATCCACTAAACAAAGTCACACCCAAAACTTGCCATAGAGTCATCTATGGTCAAGAAGCGGGAACAGGTCTTATTAACCCTTTGTCAGGTCAAAAACATTGCCCAGATTGTAGTGAAATAATGTATTATCATCCATATGTAGATGCTTGGACACACGATAAATCGGGTTTTATTCCTAATCAGATCAAGTGTTCGAGAACTTACAACATTTGGAATAAGTGGGATGTTCCAGATAATGGATTATGTCCAGATTGTAATGTTAGACTGCTTACAAACGATGTTAATTTTTATCACCCAATGTAGTTGACTTTTCAATTTAATAATATTAGGATAGGTCTATGAACAAAGGTGAAATGTTAAACAAAATGTTGGTGCTGGTCACCAACAAATTTGAAGGTGTTTACGACAAGGCAGGTCAGCCGTATGTCTTACATTGCCTAAAGGTCATGTATTACACCAAAACAGATGATGAAGAACTTCAATGCATTGCTCTCGGTCACGATTTGATTGAGGATACCGATGTTACATTCCAGTCATTATATGACATGGGTTTTACTAAACGAATCGTAAGTGGAATATCTGCCATGACTAAGATGCCAGGGCAAACTTCAGAAGAGTATCTTGAGGGCATCAAGAAAAACGGTAAGGATGCTATTCGTGTTAAATTAGCCGATTTACGACACAATAGTGATATTCGTAGATTGAAGGGTATCACCGAAAAGGATATCAAAAGGATTGCCAAGTATCATTCCATGTATCTAGAATTAAAGGACCTACTATGAAGTTTGCTTTGACATTGATTGCTTCTCTATTGAATTATTTTATGAGGATAGTATTATTCCTCGCAGCAGTTGTTTTATTGATATTGGCTTTGGTCACTGCTTTTATTGCAATGGTCTTAAGAATTCCGGGTAATTTAGTTGTTATTTTGAGCAACTACCTGTTCATCTATGGTAATCGTCTTACTGTTTGGTTAATCTCACCGACAAAGAAAGTGGAGGAAAAATGACAGTTCAATTGACTATTCACGTTTTTTCTGGAAAGCGAGTAAAGAATCCTTTCAAGAAATCTGAAAGAATAGTCGTAGAGGATGGAATCACCACGATTCGTCCTTATCGAAACGGTGAACCTGGTGGGACACCCAAAGAAATTGAAGCAGCTTTTGCTGAATTTGCTCGTGCCATTAGGCCGGATGGTAATTGTCCTAGCGGCAATGCTGAGTCGCAAGGTTTCATCGAATATCAACTTGATTTGGAAGGAGCCGTATAATGCTTTCTCAACGTGATTTTACCATGGACACAAAAATTCAACTTCGTTGGGAGTTGGCAGAGATTTCCAATCGCTTGAATAAGCTTCTTCGCTTGCACGCGAAACAAGGTCCTAGACGTTCTACGGATACTGAGATTCACGAATTGCGAGCTAAGAGAGATAAGCTCCTTTCTCAGTTGAATTCTTATGGGTAAGAAAACTCGTAAAGATCTTCGCATCGAGGAATTGGAAGCACAGCTTCTCGAACAGACTAATCGTGCAAATGCCGGTAGAATCCTGTCTGGGAAGTTGTTTTCACATTTGATCGAAATCAATAAGTGGCTTTCTTACTCAAATGAAGTGGATCGCCATTATGGAGATGTTGAATCGCATATTGACTTTAACAATCAAATGATAGAGACTGTGCGCAAACGTCTTAAGGGTCAGAGAACGATCAAAGTAACAATCGATGGAGGATTATAATGAGAGTCAATAGTGCGAAACGTATTTCCAAGCGTCGTCAAGGTGCTTTGGCTCGTCGTGAAGCCAACCTAAAGATGTTGGGTCAGTTGGGTGCTCTTACTGGTAAAACCCAGGAAAAGCGGGATGAAATCGGACGCAAGATCAATATTGCGAAGACCGATATCGAAAATCTTCAAAAGAAAGGAGTACGTGTATGATATTTTTTGCTGGCTTTGTTGCCGGTTACGTTTCATGTTTTATCATGATTCGTTTGGTTAGGCACATCGATGCTGCCATCCTTGAGGATGCCAAGAACGATGGGTAAGCCAAATTGTTACAAATGTGTGCATCGCAGGAGTATTCCTGGTGATGCACATTCTTCTTGCCATCACCCTTCGTTAAAGGCTCTCAATGAGGACCCTATTGCCGTTTTGATGGGTCTTTTGGGTAAGCGTGCGCCTCACATAAAGACGAGTGATTACTTTCCTAATGCTATTAAGGTTGAAGGTAATCCACACGGTATTGCTCAAGGTTGGTTTGCCCATCCTTTCAACTATGACCCAACCTGGCTTGAAAAATGTGATGGATTCACTGAGAAAGTAAATGACGCTGTTACAAGCTGTCGGTGAAATTATTCTGGCATTCCTATTTGCCATTGCTATATTTGGCATGTCTTTAATTATAGGATTGGTCGATTTTTTCTTTGTTGTCCTGTATTATATTTACAGTAAGATTTTTAAAAGTTAGGGGAAACTTATGCTTGTCGAATACATTGTTGTAATAGTGTCTAGATTTATTCTCCTAGTGTTAACATGCCTTGGATTCGCAAAGGTGCTAGAAATCGCAGAAAGGCTTTGGGGTAAGAAAATATCCCTAATTATCACCTGTGTTCTTGCATTACTTACCATAATCGGGTTTGTCGTAGAATTTCATATTAGGAATGAGACCTAGTTCTTGTTCCTATTAAAGAACCGTGTATAGTAGACCTACCTAGTCACTTACAGGAGAAACATATGAACGAAGAAATTATGGAAGTGAAGATTCTTGGTCAACGTCGCGAATTGGATCGTTTTCTGGCCTACGCAGCTGAGAATGCTCATCGATTCGCTACCGTCGAGCGTTTTACCGCTCATGGTCGTTTGACCACTGATCCGAATCGAGTCAGCTACGAAGTTGGCACCGTGGATCGCCCAAGCCTGATGAAAGCTTACGTTCAGCATGTCCATAACCAAAGCGAGGCTGCGTAATGATAATTCAATTCCATAAGACGGTTGCTAAGCAGAAGCTTAACGACGACACTAAGCAAATTGTTCAGACTGTGACTGAAGTCGCAATTTTGGACGACAAAATTGCTAAGGCTAGGTATTTTTTGGAACGTCAAGGAATCAAAGATATCAAGCCGTTGATTGCTGCACCCGAAAAAAGAGCAAATTGTGGATAACCTATGAGTGATGACGCTACAGACGCTGCTCGATACCGATGGTTGCGTGATACCGATCATTGGAACAAACCAATACCGCCAGATTTTAACGGAACATTGATTCGTGGAGTCAAATGCACCAACTTCCATCAAGGCAGCGTCGCTTGTGTAGATTGGTTGAACGGCTCGCAGCTTGATGAAATTATTGATCTTGAAATTGCTGCGACTACTTCCAGTGGAGGATCTGAGCAATGAACCACGATGACATGGTGCGCATAACGTGCGCCACCTGTGACTCAAAACTTGGGTGGCACAGCGGAATGCTTCCTTACGTTCTCTGCGAAGATTGTTACGCCGACACGATAGATAGCGAGTCACCTGACAGCGGAAAAGGAGAGCAGACATGACTGAGTGGAAAGTAGGCGATCAAGCAAAAGTCATCGCCAATAACCAATATGGTGACGGTGCGGCTGATATAGGAATTGAGTTTACGGTAGAGGGCTTGAGAGAAGGCAAGGGTGGTTTGGTGTTACTTACATCCAAGGGTACGCACGGGTTCGATGGGTTTTATTCAAACCGCTGCGAGAAGTTGCATTCCCTTCCAGCAGATCAGGAGATGAAAATGACTAGTGCAAGCTGGGGTGGCAATTCCGGGATGAGCGACCAATACGACGGTCCTGCGATGGCGCAAAGAATTTTTAGGCAGGAGGCACGAATCCGCGAGCTTGAGGCGGCGCTGCTGAGGCACGTTGACCTAGCCGGGGAGTTGCGGCAGTACTTCGACAGTGACCCGCCTGCGCTTTTGTCACGCGCCAGCGCTTTGTATTTGTTGCTGGGCGAATGTGAGCAACTAGGCTCACAATCTGATGCCAGTTTTAAGCCCGGTATGCCTCCTAATGCATAACAGCAAAATATGACTTTAAGGGCATAAATGAGACAATTACTAATTCTGTGTCTATTAGTATCTGGGTGTGCAGCAACGCCTAAGCCGCCGACCGACCTACAGCGTTGCGCCCAGGCCATCGTCGTGCTGGGCACTGCTGCCGACTGTACCGCGCTCGCACCTATTTGTCAGTTCACTATGAGCGACCTTAGATTGGCGCAAGCTGCCGCTGCGGATAAGCAGATATACTGTCCAAGATTGAAAGAAGGCGAGGACGCCGCAAATAATTGAAGATAAGGTTTCAAGAAATGAGACGAAAACTTAAGACGACATATGAGCAGCACGCAGATTTTTTGCGAATGGGTTACTATGGATTGGTATTGCGTGGGTATAATAACGAACGTGAAATACCGGACCCTATATTGAGAAAGGTGTGGCGACTAGGTAAAAGAGCACACATCGTGGCTGGCGGCACACCCGTACACGGAGATGAAAAATGAAAGACTTTTTTGCATTTGTTTTTTGTTGCATGATCGCCTGTTGTAACGCGCCAGAAAAATATTTTGTGCATATGTGTGGTAACATAAAGAGTAAGCATGACATTGTGTCTCACTAACAAAAGGTGATTAATGGGTAACATGACAGAAGCAGCAAAAATTGCGGTCAAAGCATTTGAGACCGATTCAATTGGTACATGGCTTCAACATTTGCAAGTAGCGCCACATTGTGATGAAAGTGAATTAGGTAAATTATTACTTAAACTTAGAGAAGCTTGGTGGCATAATGGCACCTACCGTCAACGTGAACGAGTACATGTTTTGGTTGCAAAAATTCGACATAAGCTTCAATGGGATGCTGAGCAATCGGGAATGACTGTTGAACGTTGCACTTGCAAACAACACAGGACAGATGGAATACAAGCGACAGAGCCAGACTGCCCGATTCATTTTGAAAGCATGCTGCATCAAATTAGAGCAGCCAGACAGGTTGACAATGGTGATAAGCATGGATAAAGTATTTCGCAACGTGCCGACATTTCATATTGAAGACGGCGAGAGCATGGCCTACGTAGACCGTACTGACCCTACCAGAATTGTTTTTGAATTTGATTGCTCGTCAATTGATACTGAGACTGCGGGCCGATTAATTGATTGGTTGACAGAGGCGCTGCCTTCGGAAACGGCAGCGGAACCAGATGTATTACATGAGTGCAGTTGCGGATGTCGGTGGTATGGACCGGAAGTACCGGACACAAATTGTCCACAATGCAATCCTGAGGAAACGGTAGCAGAGCACGTTTGTTTGCATCCGATTGAGGAATACATCCACCACGGGTTTGTAAGCGGAAAACAAAACGATTTTAGATGCACGATCTGCAACACGGTGGTGAATTTTTCACCCAGCCAGCTTGCGGCATGGGATGATTTTAGGGCAGAGTAGAAACGAAACCTCTTGGATGGTGCGTTCGATCTAATCAACATCACATGAATGCTCATCCTAAAGCCGACGACTGCATTGATTGGGTGGATCGTTCTGGGTCAACATTGGAGTAGTAATGGGCGTACATATACATGGCAGTACAATGCCTGGTGGATTAACACCAATTTGTAATGAATGTGGAATTGCCTTATGTATGGATATCAGTGAAAACGAATATAAAAGACAAACCAAATTTTGGGATGAATGGATTTGCAAAGAATGCAACGGTGGTGAATCTATGAAGTATCCTAACTTTCGACCCATTAAAATTATTGAAAGAAAACCAAAAGAACAAACGTCAGGACATGTATGAAAAATAAATGTATTTGTGAAGGAAATTGGAGAGAAATTGTCAAAAAATATGATCACTTAATAGGAAAGAAGTTTAAAGACAACTTCACCGGCAAAACCTATAGATTGTTTGGTTTAGTTCATGGTGGAGACGATTACTATTATGGTTTTCAGAATATTCATAATCATGCTATATTATTGTCTTCCTGTGTTGGTCGTTTAGAGGATAGTTTTAAGCTCATTGAGGATTGATTATGAATTGGACTACTGTTCTTTCCCACGTTGCCGTTTTTAGCATCACTTTAGTTGTTGATGTTTTCTGGGCAAATTACAATATGCGATCTGCTGAAAAGAAACCGCACCCTGCGGCGTTTTGGTCAGCTATGATTATTCTTGCCGGAACGTTCTCAACTCAGATCTGGCTTTCCAATCATTGGGTGGTTATCGATGGAGCCTTAGGAGCCTATCTAGGGACCTGGTGGGCCGTTACTAGGGGTAGAAGGCTGGAAGCCGCTCAGAAGGCTTCTAATGACCATACAGACGCTACCGAGTTAGCTAACACACATGTTCCCATTTTTTTAACGGAGGCTAATAAGTGAAATTTTATTCTTATTGGGTTATTTCGGTCGTGTTGGCTAGTTTGGCAGCAGCAGAAAAGTTCGTATCGGCACTTCAACAAAAAGAACCAACCTATTTCTGGTTTTTAATAGCATTTGCATTTTTCTTTTGGTTATCTGCTTACGGTGCCATGGTCGAGGCCCGTATAGAAAAAGATCCACCAGATGACAACCCATTTTGATAAGTATATGAAGATAACCTCAATTAGGAGTCTTCTATGCTTGCCATTCATGATGTGGTTCGAATTGTAGATCTCCGTAAACCTGAAGATGAATGGAACGGGACATTAGCTCTTTGTATCTCAGAAGAGTATATCCATTCAAGATTAGACTGCCGTGTTATTAAAATTAAGATTGGTGATGGTCTATGGGCCATAGAAGTTGACCATGTCGAAAAGGTTGACGAGGAAGAACGATTACAATACTTTCGAAACCTAGAATCTAATAAGATTGTCGAATGGTCTCAATGCCACTGGAAACCTGATCTTAAAAGGAAAGACTTTAATATATGAGAAAAAAGAAAGGTGTCAGTTGGAAAGAACCTTGTGGTTGTGAAGTAGATGCTGTTAGGTTTATTAAGATGTGTCCTGCTTGCAAGAAATCTTTTGATGAAGTCTCTGCTCGCTGGGATATTGATTTTAATAACCGTACCGAGTTACCTGAAAAGACCGGTGTTCTTAAGAAACAGAGATAACTTCTAAATAAAATGCTTCGCAGGCCGAGCCAGGGACTTCCACCTGGCTTTTTCGTTTATTGGGCCAAGGGTTTCATATTCCTAAATAAAAACGTATTTCATTAGGAGTTTCTACCAATGGCAAATTTCCCTGTCAGTCCCGGCATCAGCACTACAGAAACAGATCTAACCACTTCCATTCCAGCGGTTGCAACCTCTATTGGTGGCTTTGTTGGTACATTCAATTGGGGTCCAGTTAACTATGTGACTCCGGTAAGTAACGAAGTTCAATTAGACTCTATCTTCTCTGATCCTGACGACACAACAGCAGAAAGCTTTTTCACAGCTGCTGACTTTTTGTCTTACTCTAACAATTTGAATGTTGTTCGTGCTCAAGGTACGGGCATGTTAAATGCTACCGGTTCTAACACTGGTGTGGCTATCGAAATCGATAACCCAACAATTTACTTTAATAGTATTTACCAAACAACTCTTGCTTCTAACAACTACATTGCTCGTTTCCCTGGCGGTCTTGGAAACAGCATTGCAGTTATCACATTCGCTAACGGTGCAGCATGGACTGCGGCAGCTACTAACCCATCCAGCCCTTACTACACCTATGCGAACTATTTCTCATGGGCACCAAACACAACTCCTTACGTAGCTCAGGTCACCAATGGTCAGGTTACAGGCGACGAACTTCACATCCTTGTTGTGGATGCTGGCGGTTTAATTACCGGTAAGGCAAACAGTGTTCTTGAAGTTTACCAAGGTCTTTCTCGTCTTAAGGACGGTCTTGACGCATACGGTAACGCAAACTATTACAAAGAAGTCATTTGGTCTCAATCTAACTATATTTACAACGTTGGTGTTCCTTGCTCCAACACTGTTGGTTGGGGTAACACTACAGCACAACAAATTGGAACCGGTTCATTCGGTAACGATGCAAGCGCAAACGTTGCACAATTTGCTAATGGAAACAACGGTGTAGTAACTTCTGCTAACGTAGTAACTGGTCTTGGATTGTTTGCAGATCCTACCTTCGTTCAAGTTAACTTGTTGATGACAGGTACTTCTAACACTGTTGTTCAGAACTACGCTATCCAAGACGTTGCTGCGGTTCGTAAGGACTGCGTTGCATTCTGCTCTGCTCCATTGAGTGCTGATCAAACATCTTCTGGTGCTCTTACTCCAGTACTTGCTTGGGGTGCAAATGTTGCTTACAACTCTTACGCCGTTCTTGATACCGGTTACAAGTACCGTTACGACAAGTACAACGACAAGTACCGTTACACACCATTGAACGGCGATATCGCTGGTCTTTGCGCTCGTACCGACCAAACTAACGCTCCATGGTGGTCTCCAGCTGGTCTTCAGCGTGGTGTAATCAACAACGTTGTGAAGTTGGCTTACAACCCAGGTCAAACTGACCGTGATGCTCTTTACCAGGCAGGAATCAACCCAGTTGTTTCTCTTCCAGGCCAGGGAACACTTCTTTACGGTGACAAGACCCACTTGAACTATGACTCTGCATTCAGCCACATCAACGTGCGTCGTTTGTTTATTGTCATGGAACAACAGATCAGCCTTGCAGCACGTTCTAGCTTGTTCGAATTCAACGACACGTTCACTCGTGCTCAGTTTGTCAGTTTGATCAACCCATATTTGAGAACGATCCAGGGTCAGCGTGGTATCACTGCGTTCCAGGTTGTTTGTGACACCACAAACAATACACCTGAAGTTATCGATGCTAACCAATTCGTTGGTGACATCTATGTTCAGCCAGCCCGTTCTATCAACTTCATCTTGTTGAACTTCGTTGCTGTGGCAACTGGAGTCAGCTTCAACGAAGTTATTGGCCAGTCTGGAATCGCGTAATAAATAAGGGAATCAGGAGATAACATGTCATTCGATGTAACTCAATTTAGGACTAATCTTACAGGTGATGGTGCTCGTGCCAACTTGTTTGATATTCAACTTCCATTCCCTTCTTACGTCAATTTGGCGGGTCAAGCAGGTCAATTGGTAACTTTCCAGGCTAAAGCTGCTCAGCTTCCAGGTACGACAATCGGCACCGCTCCACTTTACTATTTTGGTAGGGAAGTGAAGCTTGCTGGAAACCGTCAGTACCAGGACTGGACAATTCAGGTTATCAACGATGAAAACTTCACCATTCGTTCTGCATTCGAACAATGGGCAAATGGTATTAACGATCCAGTTCTTAACGTTCGTAATACTGCTGCTGAAATCATCGACGGTGGTTACGGTGTTGATGCTACCGTTACTCAGTACGGAAAAGATGGCACTCAAATCAATCAGTATCAGTTCATTGGCATCTGGCCAACGGACGTTAGCCCGATTGAGTTGGATTGGGGTAGCAACGATCAAGTCGAAGAATTTACTGTAACTCTTGCTGTTCAGTACTTTTTGAGTGCTGGAGCAGGCGATTACGTCCCTGCGAGTGTATAACCAACGTTCGCTTGAGTAACAAGACACTTCGATAGTTCAACTATCTCATATTTGAATTGATCTATCGAAAGTGTGTTCTTCATGAAGTTGGCTATTTTGCGACACAGAACAATGTTACTCGGAACATAGCCGATATCAGAATCGATGCGATCAATACTAACTACGTTCCAATCATTTGACCCTATTTCCATATCCATAGGAAGATTTGTGTAATAACACAAACCCTGTTGTTTATTGAATTGATCTATTAAATCTTGTTCTATGAGTCTGAATTCGAAGCCGTGTTTAGCAGCACTAGCTTTACTGGTTTTGATTTTAGATCGAAATCCCGCCTTTCTATACTGATTACGACCATTAAGTCTTACACGTTCACGGTTATTCTTTTTATATTCTCTATCCTTTAATAGTTGCCAGTTCTTATTACATTCCTTACAATTAGATTCGAGACCATCTTTACGTCTTTTGTTCCTCTGAAAGAATTCAGCTGTAGCCTCTTTCTCCCGCTCACACTTCTTACAGACCTTCATTTTCTAATCCTAAATAAGTCATTATATCATAAGGCATTTTAATAGGATCTACATAATGGCACTAAAACTATTCGGATTTACAATCGCTAGGGATGACGAAAAAGAAATCCCAGAAAGCGTAGTCAGCCCACAGCTTGATGATGGTGCCGTAAACATCAACTCTGGTGCTCATTACGGAATATACGTGGATCTCGATGGCAGCTATAGAAGCGAAGTCGATTTGCTTTCTAAGTACCGTACAATGGCCATGCAACCGGAGATGGAAAATGCCATTGATGACATCATCAACGAAGCAATCGTACATGACGAACACGGCAAGGTCGTAGACATCGTTCTTGATGATCTTGATCAACCAGACAACATCAAAAAGCTTATTCGCGATGAGTTTGGTAACGTTCTCAAACTTCTAGACTTCAATAAGTTTGGTTCCGAAATTTTTCGTAGATGGTATGTCGATGGTCGTGCGTATTGGAATGTGGTTATCGATCCAGACAAACCTCGTGACGGTATCCAACAATTGATCTTCATTGACCCACGTCGTATCCGTAAGATCCGCAACATCACTAAGCAAAAGAACGCAGACGGTGTTGATGTTATTACCAAGATCGAAGTGTTCTATCTTTACAATGAAAAAATTGTTAACAACAACATTCAAACTCCACAAATTATCGGTAACTTTGCGGGTGGCGTAAAGCTATCTGAAGACTCTGTTATCCATTTAACTTCTGGTCTATTTGATCCGGCCAAATCAACGGTCTTGAGTTACCTTCATAAAGCGATTCGCCCTATGATTCAGCTTAGATTCATCGAAGATGCAACGGTCATTTATAAGGTCACGAGAGCGCCTGAAAGGCGTGTGTTTTACGTAGACGTTGGCAACATGCCGCGTGCTAAAGCAGAACAATATTTGAAAGATGTCATGACCAAGTTCCGTAACAAATTGGTTTATGACGCCGGTACTGGTGAAATCCGTGATGACCGTAAACACTTCTCTATGCTTGAAGATTTCTGGATGCCGCGTCGTGGTGGTGACAGCAAGTCAACTGAAATCACAACCCTTCCTGCCGGTCAAGGTTTCGACAACATGGATGCTGTGTTGTACTTTGAAAAGAAGCTATACCGTGCTTTGAACGTTCCTATTAGCCGTCTTGAAGCTGGTACAGGGTTTAACCTTGGTCGTAGTTCTGAAATCAGCCGTGATGAAATTAAGTTTGACAAGTTTGTTCAAAAACTTCGTAACCGTTTCTCTATTTTGTTTGATGAATTATTAAAGCGTCAGCTTGTTCTTAAGGGTGTTTGTACCCTAGATGAATGGGCAGAAATGAAGCAGGATGTTCAGTATCGATTTGAGACTGACAACAACTTCACAGAATTAAAAGAAGCCGAGATGATCACAAATCGAATCAACACGTTGATGTTGGTCGATCCATTTGTTGGCAAGTATTACAGTCACCTTTGGGTTCAGAAAAACATCCTTTGTATGGATGAAGAAGAAATTGCTGTCGAAAAGAAGCAAATTAACAAAGAAGCCAAGGACATGGAGAAGGAATCTAGCGCATTAATGGGTGGTCCACCACCAGGCGAGCCACCTCCACAAATGGGTGCTGATGGCAAAGTTAAAGAACAAAAGCCAGTTGGTGATCCTAAGTCATTAAACAAGCGAGTTGCTGATCAACTTGTCTAAGTCCTTAATTAGCTAAATAAATTGTCGAACATAACCCGTTTATCGAGGAATCAACCATGTCTCTAGTACAACTTGCTCACAACAAAGATGCTGTTAATTTTCAAAAAGCTTTAACCGAAAGGCTAGAAGCCAAGGTTGGTCAAGTATTGGCCGAGACCAAGATTGAAATCGCAAGCACTCTTCTTGAAAATCCAAACGGCATTACTAGCTCTGCTGGTGGTGTTAAGACCAAGGCCGAGGGTGGCATGGTTGGTAAAGACCGTCTTCCTGATACAACCGATATCAAGTCATCTGAAGGAATTGCGCCTCCAGGTGGTACACACATTTCTGGCGTAACCAAGAAGCCTTCTCCACATGAAAAAGGTGGAAAGAGTGTTCCTGGTGACAACAGTACCTTTGACGCAAAGATGCCTGGTAAGACCAACGAAGAAACTGCACCAAAGCCTGAACCACATGAACAAAAGTCTGCTGGCAAAGGAAAGCGCGCTCTTCGTATGATGATGAAGAAGAAGTACGACAAAAAGCAACATGATGAATCTGTACAGGTGATTCCCCACGGTGAAGTAAACGAAAAAATTATTTCTCCAGGTACAGTTGAACACATGTCCCATGCTGTTCACGCTTGTGCAACCGGTCATTGTCCTGCTGTGTCACACCGTGGAACGTTTACTCACTATGAACACCCAAATTATAGCATTCATAAGGACCATGGTGGAATTCATCCTGACAAGGCTGAGCATCATTATTACGTAGCCGGTGCTGGTGGAATGCATCAATTTTCTGTTCACCACAGCAGCAAAGGTGTTGACGTTAAGCACGTTAAGCAGGTTTCTTAATTAGGAGAACCTTAATGGGTTCATTCAAACAATTTTTAGAAGAAAAGAATCTAGCCATTCATGTAAAGAAAGGCGGGTTTCATGCTTGGTTAGGTAAGTCTCCGGACGAACCAATCACTGCGGCAGATATTGCCAAGGGTAAGGCCGCTGGTGGTCATGCCGAAAAGATGGCTATTTTCGCGCAAAACTTTGGACATGTTGGTGAAGAAGTTCTTGATGAAGCATCTCCAGTAACTGGAACCAGAATGGTGTCTAGGCACGGAGTTGTGGGTTCTGCGCACCATGCGGAAGTTCGTTACAACAAAGATTACGAAGAATACTCTGTTCACCACTACGCACACGGTAAGCACATGGGTGAAGGTCCAGTTTCTTATCACGGTAACGATAAAGAAGATGCTAAGAACACCGCAGAACATGAAGTAAAAAGACATGCTGCTGTGAAAGAAGACACAATTAATGAATTGAGCAAGAAAACCCTTGGTTCTTACATCAACAAGTCCGCTGATGAAGTTCATACCGCTGGATGGGCACAAGCAAAAGCTAAATCAATTTATGCTCATGACAGATCAACAAAGTGGGCCGATAAGCGTAAAAATGGTATCGAAACAGCTACTAAAAAATTGACTAAGGAAGAAACAATGGTTAACGAAAAGATCACTGACAGTAAGGAACAGCTTGAAAAAGCTATTGCCGCTGCTGAACGTAAAGCACAAGCTTCTCCATCTAGTCAAACATCATCTTACGTTGAAGCTTTGAAGAAAGCATTGCGTCGTATTAAAGGTCGTAAAAACATTCGTGCCGATGAAGTTGGTTTAAAAACTGAAGAAACAGAGAAGCATGAACCAAACCACAAAGAACAAGGTAAGGGAAAGCGTGCTGCTCGTTTTAAGTTTAAGAAAAAATATGACAAACAAAACGAATCTATTACAGCTGATCAATTAGAAAAAGCAGCTTCTATGAAGGTTGGACACAAAGTTCATATTAATGATCCTACGTCAGAACACCATGGAAAGATTGGAACGGTCACAAAAGTTACCGGTCATTCAGGTGGTACTATCCACGTTGTTGACACTGGTGATTCTAAGTTTGCATGGCCAGATCATAAACTATTACCGCACGCTAAACACGATTGGTTAGCTAATGAAGATACTGAATACTTCACTGAAGAGCTTAAGCCAGAACACCACGCAGCACTTAAAAAGTATGCTGCTGACAAGGGTCGCAAGTGGAAGTCAGAATTGCTTCACGATTGGGAAACCGGTCGTGATGAAAGACACAGTCACGGAACACATCTTCGTCAAGTTCGTAACACCATTGGACCAGAAGGTTTGATGAAATACAAGCTTCAAAAGGAAGAAATACAACCATTAAGCGAACTTTCAAAGAAAGTTCTTAAGTCTTATCGTGAAAAAGCACTCAATCAATTGAAGTCTGGTTCAGGTCCCCTAAACAGCAAAGAAGAAAAGCGTTTCAATGCTGTTGCTAAGTCCG